TTTACATCCTCTAACATAGGTACTTCAGTATGAAGCCAATGGCTTTGTTCGTGTTTAAGCCATGCATCATAAGCCCACGGGTATGAGAATGGTTTGAAGTATGGTCTCTCGTCGGTTAGTCTTAGCTTTTTCTTTGCGATCATCGTTTATTGTCCTGTATGCTGTTGAAATAGTTCTTCGAGCTGGGACTTAGATTTGACCCCATTTATTCTACTAACAATGTTACTATTATCATCAACGATAAGCATACTAGGTACACTTCTGATACCGTATTCAATAGCGGCGTCGACATTCTCATCAATATCTATATCCACGACTGGAAATGGTAGTGTCATTTCTCTTAAGGTTGCAGATAGTTGTTTGCATGGTTGGCACCACGTGGCGTGAAATTTAAGTACTTTCATTTTTTATCCTTTTTTGTTCTAGGTTTCCAATACCTATCATATTTTTTCAATCCTTTTATCCACCCTTCAGGCTGTGTGCCTTCGACAAAATAAGAATTCTTTACACCATTATTGTACGCTACTTTTCCCTTGGAAGGGCTTACTTCAAACCGTCGGCATTTACTACCTATTATATGCTGAGGATTATTGGATTTCATGCGATCGCTTTGCTTTTTTCTAGCACTATCTGTATGCATGGGATTTTCTATCTTAAATCTCCACGACATAAACTCTTTATATTTGGTCTTGATAGTCGCATACATTTTAGACGTTATAGCTCGACGTCCGTATGGGTCGCGTAGCATGCATAGAAAAGCATACTGAATACCTATTGTATCAGTGTGTATCTTTGATAACAGATAGTGAGCCATGTAATGTTCTTTATATGTGAGAATAACGTAGTTATTCTCACTATCATCACCACCGAGACATTTAGGTATAATGTGATGCTTTTCATAGTAAATAGTAACATCTGGTTTCCTGTTACGCCTAGTTTCTATTAATCTGTAGTAGTGTTTTTTATAATCCATAATTATACCTCCACAGAATATTTATCCTTCACATACTTTTGTGAAGGATATTACTCACATGCCAAGCAGGTATCTCCGTCAGCCAATGCTTTGAGATCGATTTCTTGAATAATGTTTCTTTCGATACGCTTGGCTACCTTATCGGCTTTAGCAAGCTTTTCTGAACGGCAATAATACATTGTCTTAAGGCCTAATTTCCACCCCATGAAATGTACCGCGTGCACGTATGAGATAGGTGAATCCGGTCTAAAAAATACGTTTAGTGATTGAGCCTGATCAATATACTGCTGTCTATCGGCAGCATGTTGAATGATCCATCTCTGGTCTATCTCCATTGATGTCTTGTAGACATCTTTAATGTGGTCAGGCATCCAGTCTAGATGCTGTACTGAGCCATCGTTAGCGATAATGCTTGACCACGTCTCATCGTACCATCCATCCTTACGTGATTCTGCTTCCTTTTTAATGACGCTATCTAGATACTTGTTTTTATTAAGATGTGCACCAGAAAGCGTATCTTGACGGTATGCGTTAGCACGATAAGGCTCAATAGATGGGCTAGTATTGCCCATGATAATGCTGGAGCTAGCATTAGGTGCAATAGCCATCATATGTGAAAATCTACGACCAGTACCTACTGCATCGGGCGCTTCTCCACGCAGATCACCTAATTCTGCATTGGCTTTATCGAGCTGGGTTTTTACATGTTTGAAGATCTGTACATTGATAGACTTAGCTATTGCTGATTCCCACGCTACACCCTTTCTTTGAAGGTATGCATGAAAGCCGAGAGCACCAACACCAATAGAGCGTTCCATAGAAGCAGAGTATCTTGCGCGAGATATGCTGTCTGAAGCATTATCAATGAAATACTGAAGAACGTTATCGAGCATCTCTGCAACGTCCCGAAGAAAAAGCTTGTCATTTTTCCAAGCATCATAGTACTCCAGATTAACTGAAGATAAGCAGCATACCGCTGTACGATTCTTATCTGTTGGTAGTACTATTTCACTGCACAGATTCGATTGCTTGATGCTCAGGCCTTTTTTCTTCTGGAAGTCAGGCATGTGCTTATTACTAGTATCAACGAAGTGTAGGTACGGTTCACCGGTAAGCATGCGTGTTTCGATAATACGCTGCCATAAATCTCTTGCAGATACGACTTCGCGCACTTCGCCGTTGTGCGGATCTTTAAGCTCCCATGAATCATCAGCGTCAGGATCTACCATGCACCTTTCGATAATTTGCATGAAGGAATCTGGAATGTTAATACCGTGATGCAAATTGAGTGCTCTCATATTCGGATCGCCGGTAGGTTTACGCATCTCTAGAAAAATAAGAATATCTGGATGGGTAATGTCGAGATATGCAGCATATGAACCACGGCGTGTTCGACCCTGTCTATAGGCAAGACTGCTTGCATCATACGTGCGTAAATGGGGCATGACTCCGACGGACTTGTCATCGGCCGAGCGAATGCCAATACCGATACCGATACCACCGCCCAGCATACTCAACCAGTTTACTTCTGAAAGTGTGTCGACTAAACCTGAAGAACTATCGTTAAGATACGGTAGGAAGCAGCTGATTGGTAGGCCTCGTGCACTACGACCAAAGGATAGAATAGGCGTTGAGTACGATAGCCAATGTTTACTACTATACTCATACAAACGTTGGGCATGCTCTAGATCGGTGCCAAAATTTGACGAAACATACGCGAAACGCTCCTGTGGAGACTTTTCATCTTCTCTCATGTATGATTCACGAAGTCTTTTGATGCCGAGATCATCAAATAAATTGTCTCGCGAATAGTCTACCTTAATACCGTGAACGATATTGTCCATTTATGCTCCAATTATAATTATTGTTGTACGTACTGTTTTGAAAGAGGGAACACCTCGGAGATTACTTCGGCACATGCTTTAGCGACTTCAATGTGCTCTTTTTGAGTACCGTTTGCCGAACGTAGTTGTATATAGTGTATCCAAGAACGCACTGTTCCGTTCATATAAAGTCTGGACACAGTATTACCTTCGGGCAATACGGCACGTGCCTGCTCCTTTGCAATACCATGCTCAATAGCCCAGTTATACGCATCTTTTGCAGCTTCAATAACCTGATGCTGCTTCTGGGCCCAGCGTAGCTTGAGAAGATTATCTTCAGTTTCAATGCTATTCTGTCTGTTTTTATTATCTTGAAGGCGGGCTTCTCGTGTGACGAATTCTAAGTCTTTAGTAGGATCGGCGTACCTCTGACTAAATTCCTGGAATGAAAAACTGCGGTGCCTCAGCATCTGCCGGGCAATATCACGAGTGGTCTCAATCTCGAGACATGCACTAACCATTTCAAGCGGGGACCAATGGGCGTGCGAGACGAGATAATTAATCAACTTTTCAGACGATTGTGTGTTAAATTGATTGGAAGGATTTGATACTCTTGCGCAATAGCTAATCAGTTCTTGCATATCATAGAGACCTGCATTGGTAATTTCGCGCGATGGCTTAGAGTAGCTGATAAGCTTGACTTTCATTATTTTCTCCACGTTGACATTACTAAAGACGCACGCATTCCATTATATGTATTGACATCGATGATGAGTTGTAGATCATGGGCGGGAATGCCGCTGTCTACTATCATTTCATTGATATCTTTATTTAGGATATGCTGAGGCCATATGACGATATTATATCCTTTATCGATAACTTGATCCATCAGCTTACATATGTCCTTATTACGGGGCTCGTTATCATATAGAAAGACCAGATTATTTTTGTATTCCCCAGCCTGCTCTTCTACTACGCGTATTCCATTTGACCCTACCATTGCAACTGCGTTAGGTAGGAACATAGAGTCGATAGGACCTTCGGTGACGTATGTCTTCTTTGTAAAGTCGACGGTATCTAGACCAAACAGCTTGGGTTTACTTTCATCAAAAATAATCGTAATGTACCTAACACCAGTAGACTTAAAGCTCCTACCCTGTATTCCAAAGCACTTTTGATTGCTATCAAACAACGGAATAATGAGTCTCGGCTCATCTTCATTTGCTTCAAATTTTCCTGGAATGATGCTATTGACCCAGTTCTTAAATTTAGGTACGTAGAATAACTTATGATGATAAACAGTTGGAATTTTCCTTTTCATAATGTAGCGCTTGGCTGGATGAAAAGGTTCGAGCTGGGATACTTTCTTAAGCCCTTTAAGAGGAGTATCCTTAATGGAGTATTCTTTTTTTTCTTCAGCAATTAATGCAGGTTTCGCACCAGTATTGCGTTCGATAAAGCACTCCTGCACGTACTGCTTGCTCAACTCACCATCGACTATGCTCAGAAACTTTGCAAACATCATCGATGCATTGCAATTATGGCAATAGTAAAGCATCTTATCCGATTTACGAATCAGATAGCCTCGTGCTTTATTTTTATTTGTCTGCGAATCCCCGCACAGAGGGCATCGAAAGTTATAATCGCCACCCCTGCGCTTGAAAAGCGACAGGCGATTGGAAATCAGACCGATATACTTGTCATCAATGTACATAATAGGTACCTACTTCAACCACACAAGGTGATTGTATAGGTACCTTCTAGAAAAGCAAGATCTTACTTGACGAAGAAGTGTGAGAGTAGGAATCCAACAGCAACGGCACCGCCGATGATCATCCATCGCCATTTTTCTATGACGCCGAGACGCTCATCTATCTCTTCAATCTTCTGCATCATCTGCTTATGCTGCTCTTTCGAGTCCAGACGGTGCTCTCTCACTTCATGAGAGATATTTTTTAGTTCATTTTCCAGGACTGCTATCTTCGCACCTGTATCAAACGACTCCATTTATTTTTTCTCCGGTACCTTTGTTCCTTCAAGCTTCTTATGAACCTTGATTTCTTTACACTCTTGTACCGTCTTGCCATCTTTACCCTTGACAGGCTTACCATCACTAGTAACCTTATCAATACACTTCTTCTTTACTTCACCTTCAGCGTAAACATTACTAATAAGAGCTAAGGACGTGATGATAGAAAAAATGATAGTTTTCATAAGATTTCCTTTCGTGCCTGTAGATTAAATATTTATCGATTAATTATAATTCAGGCTGTGATGCAGGTTGAGGTGCTAATTTACCCCCATAACCAGTAACAACTTCACCAGTTGGCTGCGGTAAATTAGTCTTAGGCGCATTAAATGTAGAAATAGATGGCTGCGTATCTTTAGGTGGCGGGGCAGTCATCGCCTTCTTTGTCTCAGCAAAATTATCATTAGCTAATTTTTGTGCAGCTAACATAGCTTCTTGATCTTCTTTCTTTGTACCAGCAAGCATTATGCCCGACAATGTACCAGTTAAGAAAGTAGCTATAGGAACAATTAACTCAAAGAATTTTTGATCTATAGGAGATATAGCATTAAGCGGCTGAGTAACAAAAATAATGGAGTATAGCACTACAAATACTATACCTGTTAAAGTTAACGCTAAACATACTCCAATAAAAAACTTCAATCGCGCCATTAATTGTTCTTCAGAATACATATATGTTACCTTGTTATTTTCCACTGTTAGCTCCTTGTACCGGTGGAGGGCACTGAACGCCGTTAGTTACAGGTGTTTCGCTTTTTGTAGAAGAAGCACCCAATCTAGGATCTCTTTGTCCTTTAAAAATATGTTCCGGGCAAGTGCGCGTAACATCACAGATAGGCAACTTGCACATAGGTTTATCCCAGTTTTCAGGATCCTGACAAGGATATCTGAATCTATCAGATCCTAAGAAGGCAAGACTTATCGGTATTGCAAGTAATATTAGTAAAAAAATAAAGAGCTTCTTATCATTAAGCATCTTAATCTCCTAGAACATGTAAGGCATGTTCGTAATGCTTAATACGGTCCTCTAAACCTATAGTACCACCATTAATACGTTTAGTAAGTGTTACTATATCGCCAGAGTCAGCCCACTGATTTAATTTATTTGTTTCCCAGAACCAGCATGCAGATTGAGCAGCTCCTTCAAAGGTCTCTAAATATTCGGAAACTTCTTCTACCGGAGTCTCTATAGATGCGGCAAACCAAGTGTAGTTTTGTCGACCAGTAAGCTGAATTAATCCTCTACCACAGAATCTATAACCGTCTCCGGACTCTTCCGGCCCGTTACCCATTCTGCTTGCGTAAATTCTATTGGCGATAGCTTGCTGCTTATCCGGTCTGGAAGCGTATTGTTGGGCTAATTCATCAGTAGGAAAGTACTTAGGAAACAACTTGCGTAAAGTTTGCCACCTATAATTTAAATTTTCCTTTAAAGCAGTAAACCCACCTGACTCGTGTGAGCATTGAGCTATAAATGCCGCAATTCTACGTGAAGTGTTAATTTCATAATCTGGCAGTAGCTGGGCAAGAGCGTTATGCCAGTAATTTAGGTATGGATTCTTAGGTAATAACTGCCTAAGTTGTTCTTTTGTTAACTCCATCTATAACCTCATTTCTTATTAAATACAGCATCATGAATATGTTTTTGTTCGTTGTACCACTTAACTAACATATCATGCCTAGCACCGCATTCATGATATAAGGTATAATTCTGTATAACTATTTTTAAAAACTCTGAAAGTTTTTCCTCATCCTTAGATAACAACTTTAATTCTGCACATTTCTCACTTAACGAAGGTGGCAAATCCGGTAAAGAATGCTTAACAGGAGCAGTAACAGTAGCACAACCAGAAAGAAGTACTATTAATAAAACTAAAAGCCACCTCATTTCTTTACACCTTCGGATACAGCTTGATTGTGTAGATTTATTACTTCAACCGGTAATTTACAAACATCGTTAAATTTAATTACTTCTCTATCTACATACTTAATTATCTCTTCACCTTTTTCCTTAATTACTTTTGTACGATCTACATACTCAGTTACCGTTTCAATGGTAACTTCTGCAGATTTTGACTTCGCTTCGCTTACTTGCTTTTCAAGCTCGGAAACTTTAGCCATCCAGGCATTATTATTCCATGAAGCACCAATCATGAATGTGCTTATAACAATAATAGCCACAGATACTATTTGTATAGTAGTTCTATACAAATAGAGTGCAGGTAGGGGGATAAACTTAAGTAGATAGGTAGCTACTAAACCTAGTACACCTAATGATAAGCTGGCGTAAAAGAACCACTCAGGTACGAACTTTAGTATCCACATCTAGGAGCTTTCTTTTAAACATCTTAGTACTTGCCTTCAATTTCACAGGAGGCTCACCTTGTGGACCAACACCAACTCCTGCGATCTTGCCGTCACCTACGACATTAGCAATACCATTTTCTTCTAGTAAGGTTATCTGCGCATTTAATTCACTCTCTAATGAATCAATACTTAACTCCCTACCAGTATTATTTTCTCTTAGAAGTAATAATGCAGCGGCGTAAGACGCTATTCTCATTTTACCACCAGGGAACTTTTCTATTAATTTCTTGAGATTAGCGACCATGCGGTCAAAATAACCCCATGCAGATACTTCTTCAGGCCTAGTAAATGTGCTTGATTTACGAAGGACATTACCTTCTTTATCAATAATACCTAGCTTATATGCATCCCACTCTTTAAAGGGAGTAGAAAGACGCTGTAAAAACTGATAGGTAAGAAATAAGTCTATAGGTTTTGATGACATCAGATATCTCTTAATATTTTTTCTATTATTGAATCAGATACTATATCGTTAGTATTTATAGTTTTATTTTCTAGTCCAATACCTATAACTTTTTCAGGTAAGAAATTAAGTAAAGATAAAAATGGTTTAAGATAAACATGATGATCTTTAAGCTTAAAAAATAACATCTTTGTTGCAGCTTGTACTCCAAAGATGTTATAGATTATAATAATGTGATTAATAATAAGTCGCTCTTTAAGATCACCTGATTCAGCATATCTACTGAATAGTCGCTTTAAGTATTTAAAGCGATTTAAATCCTCATAAAATTCTAACGTATCAAAGCACGACGGGTTATCATAGTGCTTTGCAGCATACAACATAAAGTTAGTCTCATCAAGCTGCTCATTGTGCATATTACCAAGAGGACAGTGCTGCTCTCACCCATGTGTTATTAGCTATACAGACATAAAAGTGAGTATTGCTGAATCTTAATTCCCCCTTTTTGCCGGTACTCGATGCCGTACCAGGCGCAGCAGTAGAAGGTATTACTATGGTATTACCAGTAAACACTACATTGCAAGACACATTAGCAAAAAGATTACTGAGTGGAATCTTTAAGGTTTCAGCATTAGCTAGCCCCGGCTGGTGCACTATTGCCAGTAAGTTATTAGCCGGGGCGTTTGAGTGAGCGTTTAGCTCACTCACCCTTTTAGCTCTATCAGCCATTATCAGCTATCCGGTAGAACTGTATCGTCAGATGCATCAGAAGCCATGCTGCCCATAGCTACTAATGTTTCATACTGTACTCTACCAGCACGACCACCAGTACCTTCTCTACGAATTACCCATCCTGCATGAGCAACGCCTTTATTCTGAGCACCACCAACGGTTGCAACAGCGGTCGCTTGCTGACCAGTTAAGTTATGGCCAGTCTCTGTTACCCCAGCAGTTAAGTTAATAACGCTTCCACCCTGAGTCGTACCTAGTTTAATAGTCGTAGAATTAGCAGCAACTACGTAATATGTTTCACCGCTAGTAAGTCCGCCTACGGCAGTATTACCTGTGTTAACAGTATAAGTTAACGAATCACCAACTAGAAATTTACTGTTCGCCGTTGTGAGAGCAATAGTATCATCGGTATTTGATACTGCGGAGAGAGCATTAAATGTGATAGCGGTAGGCGCTGCGATAACTACGGTAGGATTAGTTTCGTAACTTGAACCTGCAGCGGTAATATTAACAATTTGAATTTTACCGGTGGATGTATTAGCAGTAGCATTTGCAGTTGCTGAAGCTCCACCACCGCCAGAAATCGTTACTGTAGCGTTTGCAGTGTAACCGGAACCAGCTGAAGTGATGGTAATAGAAGCTACACCACCCGCACCAACTGACATTTCAGTGGCATCAACTCCGTACATGCCAATAGTTTCCCCTGTGCCGTAACCGTTAGCCGTTGTGTTACCGAACATAAGGTTGGCATTAGTACGCGTAGGTGCTTGATTTTCTGTTGCTGGCGCCCAAATAACGCTATTTGACGCCACATCTGTTTTACCCCATAATGGCATGTTTACTCCCTTTAGATATTACGATATCTTATTTATATTATTTAAAAAACTTAGCTAACTAGCTTGTGGACGGCTTGGAAATTAGCATGTGATTGCTGAATATGGGCATGCATTTTTGCTCGGTCAGCAGGTCTAAGTTTATCTAAAGCAGATATTACCTTCTTTGCATGCTCGGAGTGTACGAAATGTTTACCGTTATCAAACTTAACGTCTGCACCGCCCTTAGTATTTACACCTTCTTTACCGGGTACAACATGCTTTTCCATGTCCGCAGCTTTTTTCAGCTGAACGTGAATATGCTCATCGGCATCCTTTGAGTCGTTCATTTCCCCTTTAGACTCACCGATTTGAACTTCTTCGTTAGCATATTTAGTAGTGTAGGTAGTTTCTTTACCACCCTTCGGTGTCCATTTAAAGGAGCCACCTGCACCTTGCTTAGCTCTCTGAGCAGCAAATTCTTTTTCAAAGTCTGACATCGGTTTCTTTTCAGCTTTAGTTGCTGCTGGTGCTGGAGCAGCAGCCGGGGCAGGAGCTGGTGCAGGTGCTGGTGCAGGAGCCGGGGCTGGTGCAGGCTTCGAATCACCACCTAATACAGCCTTACCGGCGCCGACACCGGCCACTACACCCGCAGCGCCTGTCCTAATAGAGCCACGCGCACCTGGGGTAGGCATAGGCAATCCGTTACCTGGTGTTTGTTTAAAAGCCTGCGCATCAGATATTTTTGGTGCACTAGGTCTAAACTGGCCTGTCGTAGCGTTTCTAGATGTATTCATCATAGGAGTGGTTTTACTAGCAGCTGCCTGAACAGCTGTACCCGCGGCTTTCTCACCTCCCGTCTTTGATAACATACTACGAACAGCATTAACTCCTCTAGAAGCTAAGGGTGCTAATCTAGCTCCTACAGCTGCAGCGCCTGCTGCTAGTGCAGGAGCTATTTCATCAAGCTGGGGACCGTTATTTAAATGAATGTCTTCTTTATTAAGAGTTTTCTTTAAAATGCTACCGGCAACTCTTTGCCCTGCAGCTTTTGATCCATATTTCTTAGCAGCAGCTCGAGCAATTTTAGAGAAATTCATTCCAGGCTTGCCTACGTCTTGACCCTTCATGAATCTTGCTTCTACTAACTTCTCCCCATCTTCTAATTGAATATCTTCCTTATGCACAGTAGCTTTTTTACCTTGCTGGGTAAGTTTATTAGCTACATTCTGCGCGTGCTGCTGGGAAGAGAAAGTTTTCCATTTTTTACCGTTGACGTGAACGGCGTGCGGCGTGCCTTCACCGCCGCTATATCTACGACCAAAAACTTTCTTACCGTCGTAGCTTTCGCCTTCATCATTAACTCTACGACCACCTACCCTTACAACTTCATATTCAAGCAAGCTCTCTAGTTCATCATCAATTACGATATCATCATTCTCTTTGATCTTGTGACCGGAACGAAGTGCAGCGAAGTCAGCTGCATCAATTTTACCCGGGTGACCAGCGACTTTAGCAATTTTTTTCTGCTTCGGAGAAAGCCCCTCATTAACTTCTTGCGTAGGTCTATAACTAGAATAACGTTCGCTTAAAAGAGCGCAGACCTTAACCTCGTCACCTCTTTTTTCAGTGATGCTCTTACTAACAATATCGTTGATTGCTGCTAATACTTTAGGATTATTTTGATCTTTTAGCATTTTTAGTCCTTAATCGTTATCAATTATTTTAAGTTTTCTTTGAGCCTTAATGCTTCTTCCTATGACAAATTTAGAATTATCAATATCATTATCAAATATTTCTTTAGTTTTATCATAGGGAGGTGACTTCATTCGGTTAGTTATTTTTTCATTATCTAAAGTATTAACATTCATTACTTCACCAGAAGTGTCTAAATGTGCATTAATATCCTGTACTATTCTGTCTATGTAGGAATGCTCGTTTTCTAATTTAAGATCTTTAGCAACCTTTTTAATTTTGTCAGAAAGTTCATTAGCAGTTCTTACGTCAGCTTCTGTGGCACGCTTCTTAGTAGCAACGTCTTTATGAATACCGAAAAGTTTGTCTTGTAATATAGCTGCCTGCTCTGCCTTTATAGGGTCAGTATTTTTAGGTAAGTTAGTATATAATTTCTGCGCGTCTTCACTTCTTTCAAAGTGCTTAGTCCTATATGTACCAGCAACTATTTGATCGTTATAATCAACCTCAATGTCATGAAAGTTTTTTTCCATGACATTTCTAATAGAATGCTCTAAAGACTTATAGCCGGACTTAACCGGTAAGCCATGAACTACTTCTTTAATAATTCTTTCTAATGATCGGTATTTCATCTTTGTTTTAATATTGATTTAAGCATCCATGAATGCTTTTTAAATGCTGCATGTCTATCCTGTAAATAGTTTGATAATCCGATCTCACTAAATCT